GGTCAAGAAGATGCTTCAGCTCCCTGAAGACGAACTGACCAAAGAAGTAATCGCTGGAGAGATTGACAAGCTCCTGGCCGATGAAGTGGTCAAGAGTACAATCAGTAAATTCCACATCGACAAACCGCCTTTCATCAACAACACCGGCGATGACGGCGGGACTTCCTCTACTTTGCGTGTAAAACGCCAAACTATATAATTTAATTGGAGGTGTTGAATTATGACTTATGTAGGACAGCCTGTTCCGTCTACTGTGGTTAATATCAATGCCGCAAAGGTTAGCGATGGTAAAAGTGTAAGAGTTACTGTCCCGGTAAACACTACAATTGAAGCCGGGAAATTCTACCTTCTGGATGGTTTTCTCGGTTGTGCCTTCCAGTCTGTGACTACTGGAGCTGGAGAAACTGCAGAAGTTATACTCAACATTGAGCAGGCGGAATACGAAACTGACCAGATAGATATAGATACTTCGCAGACTTTCGCTAAAGGTACTTTAATTTATTGGGATGCAGCTAACAACAGATTTACTGAAACCTCCACAGGAAACAGATTAGCGGGCCGAGTAACTCAAGCCAAAGATGCTAACAACGTAATTTGCTTCATTCTCGGTCCGCAGGTCGTTGTTTAAAGATTTAAAATTTTGATGGAGGTGCATGAATAGATGTACAAAGTTTACAGCCAAGACGTGTTAAAAGCCGAACGCTGTCAGGGAACCTACTCCCAGAAAACTCCTTTCGTAGTCAACGGGAAAGTTTACGAAGTCGAAAAGAAAATTATCAATGGCGAAATGGAAACCTTTGAGCTTGCCAAGCCTGTTGGTGAAATGTTGACCTCAGGTTCGCTGGAGCAGTTCAAGGATCTAGTGAGGAAGGTAGTGCTGGACGTTGAGCTTGGAAGGGAACAGGTTCAGCTTCTGTATCAGCCCATTTACGAGAGACTTCAGGATGCTAATATGCCCAAGGTAATTGATGCTAAATGGGCACTTTATGGAACTGTTGTATTTACCGAACACATGGAAGGGGAAGAAGTTAAATTCGGTCGTTTACAGGCTGAATATGGACCGATTGCTCGGATTCTCACCTACACTGCTGGATTTGAATATACCCGGGAAATGAAGGATTTCAACGATTCCTTCTCTATTGAACTTTTGAACCGTGCAATGGGGGAAGCCTACAACGCTTTATTGAACCATATTCACTTATACCCGATTTTGAGTTTTAACTATCCTTCAGCCAACAAAACCGCCTTCCAAGGCGACGCCAGTGAAGACCTGTGGGTGAGATTCTACAAGACCCTGAACAAAGCCTTATCTGATGCTAGAATTGCGAAGAGACCCGGTACTGTATTGTTAGCATCCAGCTATGATAGGGACAACATCGAAATGGCCTTGAAAGGTGGATATCAGATTAACGGCACCACCTATCCCGCTGTATCCGGTATTGAATCCGTGATTTACTACGATGGCTGGACTGCTCAGGTAGGCCGAAGAACTTTTGAATATTCGGGAGTAACGCCTGGTAAGGCATATCTTATCCGGCCGAAACGTGGATTCAAAGAATTAGTCAAACAAGATTTGAGAATTGAAGCAACCGCTGGCGACCTGTCCAGGCTTATTGAAAGTCAAATCATCGGGTACGCTTACCGTGGCGTATATGCAGCAGTAGAGGAAAACGTACAAGAAATCAGCCTAGCTGCTTCTTAAGGCGGTGAAGTGAATGGGTAAATGTATTGAATGCGCCCGGTTTCCTTGGGTTCCGGGCGCTGATTATTCCATGTTACCACCAATGAAATGTGCTAAAGAGTTAGAGGCTAGACGATGGACTATAGAGAGTGCAAATATTGAGCGCAACTGCCCGTATTATGAAGGGCCTAAGGCGGTGAAAGATAATGACACCGACAACAGAACTGAGAGCAAAGCTCCGGAAACTTCTGGACGAAAGAATTCCAGAAGACGGAAGTGATGCAGATACCCGCTTTTCGGATGAGGATATAGACGAACTGTTAATTGACGCAACAAACATATACAAGGCCGCTGCCGAGGGCTGGACCAGGAAGGCGGCTATGGTCCAGCGTGAAATAGGGCAGATAAAGAGCTATTCTGTCGGGCAGGAAAAGTATGACATGGCGGACCTGACTTCTCTTCTGGAGTATGCTTTGAAAATGGCTGAAACCTACAGCCGCATGGCTGCCAGCCGTATGGGTAGCGTGATTCTGAAATTCAAGCCGCCGGAGGTGTTGTGATATGGATTTGGTAATTCTCCGGCGGCAACATACCAAATGGGCTATTCAGCAGAACCCAACGACAATTACAATTCACCGCACAGAGAAAATTGATATGGGGGGCTACTTCGAGGAAGTAAAAAGCGAAGTAGGCCCCTTTGTTGTGCGTATTTATCAATATGGAACATGGGCGCCGCAGGAAGTTAACACTCTGGCAGGTACTAAGCAGGTGGACAGAACATGGGGGATGTTGATGGATCATGAAGCGAATGTCAAGGCTGGCCCTAATGTGCTGGATGAGTTTGAAGTGGCCGGTATTGGTAAATTCCAGGTTCTTGAGGTTTATCCGCAAGTAGTAAAAGATGAGTTAGTAGGCTGCCAGGTGGCCTTGGAGAAGGTGAGCTAGATGGCATTAGGTGACCAAACAAGGGAGTTTTTAGAGCGCAAAAAAGCAGGGTTGAATGCTCTGCTTTTAAATTGGGCCGGCACGATGGAGGGCTATGCCAAGTCCCATGCACCCTGGACGGACCGAACTGGACACGCCAGGCAATCTCTGCATGGTGGTGTAGATATACGGGGCGACCAGCAAGTCCTTTACCTCTCGCACGGGGTAGAATACGGCATCTGGCTGGAGCTGGCCCACGGCGGGAACTATGCCATCGTTGGACCTACTGCAGATGCTCACCTTCCCCGTATCCGCCAGACGGTAATTGATTACTGGAGAGATTGATTATGAGAACAGCCATAAGGCAGATTTTGATTGACAATATAACAGCGGTTCAGGGCCGGGTTTACGAACCTCATGCCGCAGGGCCGAATACACAGAAGCCCTACCTGGTACTAAGAGAAGGTGTTCAAGATCCGGAGGCGGATTGGGCGGCTTTTTCGACTGTGATTGAAGTTTGGCCCTACGTCAAGCGGACCACGTTTCAGCAGGTGGACAGCCTAGCTAATGCTGTTATAAATACTCTACACAGGGCAAGGTTCTCTCATGCTGGTGAAGAATACCTGGTGGACTACATGGGCAGCGCCGGACAGGATTTTGTGGACACCGAATGGGACGCCATTACCCGGGGCCTGCGATTCAGAGTATTCGCTTTGGGTTGGCTGAATGGATTAACTTATGAGCCGGACCCGGTAGCTACATTACAGAACTGGACGGCGGGAAAATGGCCGGAAGTGCATACCGACCCGGCAACATGGACGCCTACTGACATAGCGCCGGGGATTTACTGGCGGCTGGTACGCTTAACACCGGTGGAAATTACAGCGGCGGTAAACTGGATGGAAGCACAGATAAGCGGGCACATCCTGGCCCCTAGTGCTGCAGTTCGGTTGAGCTGGGTGCGGAAGGTTACGGAAGGGATGGCAAAACAGCGTAGGTTAAAGATGTCCGACGGTGGTCCACTGGAACTTTTGAGGGTGACTGCCGACAGCGAAGCCGATCCGATGCGGCGGGGGCAAGTAATATTAACGGCGAGGTTCGGAGTGCTACAACCGGGGGCGCAGTATGAAATACTGCGGAAGGCAGCAGCAAGTGGCGATATTAACAAGGAGGTGGAGCAGGTTGAGTAAAAAGAAGGAACCGGATAAAAAAGTGACGGTTCAAAAACCGGAACTAGCTCACCAGCCGGAGCCACAGTATAGCCGCAGCGAGCTTATCGAAGCGGCTTCTTCTTTTGGCGTTAAGCCGGAGGTAGTGGCTGGTGCCTTACGGCTGGCCGGCAAGGATACGATGACCAAGGCAGAGGCCGAAAAAGCAATCAAAGATTTTTTAAAAAGGAAGGTGTAACGCAAAATGGCTGGATCTGTATTTCAAGTGGGCGAACAAAAAGTGCGCCCGGGTGTTTATGTTCGTGTTACGAATATTGGCGAGCCGCAGGAGGCCATTGTGCCGCAGGGAATTGTAGCAGCATTGTT